ATAAAGGTTCTATGGAGTTGGAGAATGGGTCAAAGATATTGGCAGCTTCTACATCTGCATCTGCTGTCAGAGGTGGATCCTATAATATCATATTCCTTGATGAATTCGCATTCATTCCAAACCATATCGCAGACCAATTCTTTGCCTCTGTTTATCCTACTATTTCTTCTGGCCAAAGCACGAAAGTTATCATAGTTTCTACACCAAATGGCATGAACCACTTCTATAGAATGTGGCATGATGCTGAACGTGAAAGAAACTCTTATGTTCCAACTGACGTTCACTGGTCAGAAGTTCCAGGTAGAGATGATTTATGGAAGAAACAAACTATTGAGAATACCTCAGAGCAACAGTTCAAGACAGAATTTGAGTGCGAATTTTTAGGCTCTGTTGATACTCTGATTGCACCAAGCAAACTCAAAAGTTTAGTGTATGATGACCCCATCAAAAGAAGTAAAGGTCTTGATGTTTATTATGAACCTCAAGAACATCATGATTACTTAATTACTGTTGATGTGGCACGTGGTGTTGGTAATGATTATTCTGCATTTGTAGTTGTAGATATTACAACATTTCCACACAATATTGTAGGTAAGTATAGGAATAATGAAATCAAACCCATGCTATTTCCAAGTGTAATTGTAGATGTAGCAAAGGCATATAATAATGCATTTATACTTTGTGAAGTGAACGATGTTGGCGATCAAGTAGCAGCAATCATTCAATATGACTTGGAGTATCAAAACTTACTGATGTGTTCTATGCGTGGTAGAGCAGGGCAGATTGTAGGTCAAGGATTCTCTGGTAAAAAAACTCAACTTGGATTAAAAATGTCCAAGACAGTTAAGAAAGTTGGATGCCTTAATCTTAAGACTATGATTGAGGAAGACAAACTTATCTTTAATGATTATGAAATCATTAGTGAGTTAACTACATTCATTCAAAAGCACAACTCATTTGAGGCAGAAGAAGGTTGTAATGATGACTTGGCTATGTGTCTTGTAATCTATGCCTGGTTAGTGGCACAAGATTACTTCAAAGAACTCACAGAACAAGATGTTAGAAAGAGATTATATGAAGAGCAGAAGAATCAAATTGAACAAGACATGTCTCCATTTGGATTTATTTTAACAGGATTTGAAGATAAAGCAGAAGTTGATGTAGATGGAGACCTATGGCACCTTGATGAATATGGAGATAGGTCTCATGAATTCTCTTATATGTGGGAATACAAGTAATGGATATAGAAAATCTTTTTACCTTAGACCATTTATTATTTTCTACCAGAAAATGTAGATGTTGTGGAAAGGAGAAAGATTTGCTAAATGATTTTTATCAAACCAGAAAGGATAGGGGAAAGTATGCATCATCCTATGCTTATGAATGTAAATCATGTACTATAAAAAGAATTATCCAAAAACGAAAACAAAACCTTATGTCTATTGAGTGGTGCTATCCAGATTGGTAACGTTCATGCATTGTTTCCCCAATTAAAAAGTCGCAAATTATAAATACTTGTAGATCAAAATGAAGCATTTAGAGGAGTTAAAATGGCGTTAAGCTTAGCATCTCCAGGGGTCAAAGTTAGAGAAGTTGATTTAACAAGAGGTGGAGTAACAAATACGACATCTTTATCAGCAGGGATTGCAGCACCTTTTGCAAAAGGTCCAGTTAATCAAGTAATTACTATTGCTAACGAAAATGAGTTAGTAACTGTTTTTGGCAAACCATCTTTAGATAGTTATCACTATGAGTCATGGTATTCAGCATCTAACTTCCTTGCATATGGCGGAAGTTTAAAGGTTGTTAGGTGTTCTGGTTCATACCTCAAAAACTCAAATGCTGGTGTTGGTGTAGCATCAACAGCAGTAACTGTCAATAACTTTGATACATACCAAGCATCAACTCCAACTTCATACTACTGGGCAGCAAAAAACCCTGGATACTGGGCAGAAGGTCTTAAAGTTTGTGTCATTGATAGCTTTGCAGACCAAACTCTAACAGGCATCAATACCACAGGGGCAGCAGTTGGATATGGAGTTAGTCAGGCACTGACTGGAACTATTCCTGGTATTGGTACAGTTTCAGCAGCTTCAGGTTACTTAAGAGGAATTATCACTGGAATTGGTGCTTCAACTCTGTATGTCAAAGTAACTTCAAATGAATATACTGAACAGGGAGTTTATGCTTTTAAAGCATCAACCTCTGTAACTGTACATACTTCATCTGGTCTCACAACTGCAACAGTATCACCAACTGCAGTTTCAGATTGGTACAATACTCAAAACATTTTAGATACTGCAAAAGGAGATTCTACTACACTTGCTTGGAGAAGTATTGCTACAAAACCAAGAACTAATGGTTATGTAACAGAAAGAGGTGGTGGAAATGATGCCTTCCATGTAGTTGTTGTAGATAGCAAAAAAGTTGGTAATGTATCAGGAACTCCACAAGCAATTCTTGAAAAGTTCTTAAACCTTTCAAAGGCAGTTGATACTAAAATTTCACCATCTCAGAATGTATATTACAAAGATTATCTTGCATACAATTCAACTTACATCTATTCAGGAAAATCAGTAGGAGATACTGCTGATGCATACTGGGGAACCACACCAGTAGCAGTTAATTTTACATCTGAATTTACTCCACAAAATACTACTTCTGGTGTTTGGGGAGTTAATGCAGAAGGTGTTACTTTTAACTCAATTGGAAATGTATCTTACACTCTTCAAAATGGTCAAGATTATAGCATTCCAGATGGTGGAGTAAATTATATTGGTGGATTTACAGTTTCTCTGACAAATCTGACTGATGCTTATGACTATCTTGCAAATGCAACTGCAGTTCCTCTTGACTTCTTACTGCAAGGAAACACTGCATTAGGTAAGGAACAGGAGCAAGCAAAAGCAAATTACTTAATCTCTATTGCAGAAGCAAGAAAAGATTGCCTTGCATTTATTTCACCAAGCAGAGAATTGGTTGTTAATGTAACTCCTGCTGCTACACAACTTACTAATATATTAGGATTCTTTAGCCCACTGACTTCTTCATCTTATGCAGTATTTGACAGTGGATATCAATATATCTATGACAGATACAACCAACAGTTTGTCTACATTCCATGCTCTTCTGATGTAGCAGGTCTCTGTGCAAGAACCAATATTGAACAGTTCCCATGGTACTCACCAGCAGGAAGTTCAAGAGGAACCATTAAGTATTCAATCAAACTTGCATACAATCCAGACCAAAATGCAAGAGACCAACTGTATTCTCAAAGAATCAACCCAATCATTTCTTCTCCTGGTTCAGGCATTATTCTCTTTGGCGACAAGACTGCACTGTCATTCCAATCTGCATTTGATAGAATCAATGTTAGAAGACTGTTCATTACTATAGAACAGGCAATCAAAGGTGCAGCAAATGCTCAACTGTTTGAGTTTAATGATGCAACCACAAGAGCAAACTTCATCAACATTGTTGAGCCATATCTGAGAGATATTAAAATCAAGAGAGGCATCACTGACTTCCTCCTTGTTTGTGATGATACCAACAACACCCCTGATGTAATTGATAGAAATGAATTTATTGCTGACATTTATGTGAAGCCTGCAAGATCAATCAACTTCATTGGTCTTACCTTTGTTGCTACCAGAACTGGGGTTTCATTTGAAACAATTGTAGGTACAGTTTAATTTAATCAGGAGAAACTAAAATGGCTACTTTTCAACAAAGAACAATTGATGCTTTTAAGACTAAATTAAAGGGTGGTGGTGCTCGCAGCAACCTGTTTGAAATAAGTTTTGGTGCAGAGCAGGGTGGTCTTCCTGGAACTACTGCCACATCAACTGGTGCAACCAACTCTATCTTCTCACAACTTGGTGTAACTTTTGATGAAGGAGATCTGATGCTAATCAAGGCAGCTGGTATGCCTGCATCAAACATCACTGAAATTCCAGTTCCTTTCAGAGGAAGAACTCTTAAAATTGCTGGTGATAGAACCTTTGATGTTTGGACCATCACAGTTATTAATGACACTGACTTCAGATGGAGAAGTTTCTTTGAAAGATGGGTCAATTTTATTGTCAAAACTTCTGATGGTTCTGGTACTATCAACCCATCAGAGTACACAGCAGACATGAATGTAGTACAACTTTCAAGAGGTCCTGGAGCAACTCCAAATGCTATCAATACTTCAACTATTGATACTCTGAGAAAATATATTGTTCATGGTGTATTCCCAACTGCAGTATCTCAAATTGATCTCTCATACAATAATGAAAATGAAATTGAAGAATTTACAGTAGATCTTCAAGTTCAGTGGTGGGAAGCAAAAACTGGAACCAACGCTTCTGACATCATCTAAATACTATCACAGTTTAAAATTATACTATGCCAAAGCTTTTTGGATTTTCTATTGAGGATAAACCAGAGTTACCTAAAGGTGCTATATCCCCTGTCCCCGACAACAACGAGGATGGGGTTGATTACTATATTACTTCTGGTTTTTATGGACAATATGTAGACATTGAAGGTGTATTCAGGAATGAATATGACCTGATTAGAAGATATCGTGAAATGTCATTACACCCAGAGTGTGATAATGCTATTGAAAATATTGTAAATGAATCTATCATCAGTGACTTAAATGATTCTCCTATTGAGATTGAATTAAGTAATCTCAATGCCAGTGATGGATTAAAAAAAATTATCAGAGAAGAGTTTAAATATATCAAAGACTTAATGGATTTTGATAAAAAATCCCATGAAATTTTTAGAAATTGGTATGTTGATGGACGTCTCCTGTATCATAAAGTTATTGACTTAAAGAATCCAGAGGAAGGTCTTAAAGATATTAGATACATGGACCCTCTCAAAGTTAAATTCATGAGGGTTGAAAGAAAAACTGGACAGGAATTAGCAAAGGCATATATCACTGATGCAAAGAACAGAGATGCTTTTAATGAACCTGAAATTGATGAATATTTCATCTATTATCCAGAATCAAACATTCAAAAGTATGCTGCAACTGGTAAAGGAATCCAGATTGCAAAAGATGCCATGACATTTGTAACTTCTGGTCTTGTAGATAGGAACAGAAAGCTTACATTATCATACATGCACAAGGCAATCAAAGCACTCAATCAACTTAGAATGATTGAAGATGCTTTGGTCATTTACAGATTATCACGTGCTCCAGAAAGAAGAATTTTCTACATTGACGTGGGTAATCTTCCAAAAGTCAAGGCAGAGCAATACCTGCGTGATGTAATGAACAGGTATAGAAATAAACTTGTTTATGATGCCAACACTGGTGAGATGCGTGATGATAAGAGATTCATGAGCATGATGGAAGACTTCTGGCTTCCAAGAAGAGAAGGTGGTCGTGGCACTGAAATCACAACTCTTCCTGGTGGACAGAATCTTGGAGAACTGACTGATGTTCAGTATTTCCAAAAGAAACTTTTCAGAGCATTGAATGTTCCTGAATCAAGAACTGCATCTGATGGTGGATTTAATCTTGGTCGTTCATCTGAAATATTAAGAGATGAACTGATGTTTGGTAAGTTTATTGGACGTTTGAGGAAGAGATTCTGTCATATGTTCCATGACATGCTCAAAACTCAATTAATCTTAAAAAATATTGTAACTCCAGAAGATTGGGAACTGATCAGTGATCACATCCAATATGATTATCTTTATGACAGTCATTTTTCAGAACTTAAAGAAACTGAACTAATGAATGAGAGATTGAATCTTGCAGCAGCAGTTCAACCTTATATTGGAACATATTACTCCAAAGATTATGTAAGAAGGAAAATCTTACGTCAAACTGATCAAGAAATTATTGACCAGAATAAACTCATTAAGAAAGAAATTCAACAGGGTGAGTATGCTGATCCTAAAGAAAATCCACCTATGGGACCAGGAGGATCACCAATTCTCCCAGTGTCTGTTGACCAACAAATGCAGATGCTTGGTCAAATTCCTATGGAACCTGGACTAGAAGATCAAGGAATGTCAACTGATGCTCAGGCACAATCCGCGACTAAAATAAATACCAAAGCAGCAGAAATATAAATACTTTTATAAATTTTGAGGACTTTTTATGGACCCAGATTATGATTTG